CTCAGCCTACGTTACACATAATAATAACTTTTTATGCAAAGAGATTAAATTAGCTCTTCCTATTAAACCATCTAGAACAGCTAGATTCATTGGGTCTTCACCTTTCCCTATTGGTATTAGACCACAAAAAGTAACAAGTGCTACTGAAGACACGATTAACTTCCTCAAACAGAGTGAAATTGTTAAAAAATATCCCGAGATTGAGCACATCGATAGGAAATTTTCAGTAGAGATCTCATGGATTAGTCAGATTAAAGAATTTCAAGCTTTATGTGACCCCAACCCTCATGGTGAGAGATTTAGTTCACTTGATATATTAAATAAAGTAATACCACATTTAGATAAAATTAAACTACCTGACCTACCTAAACCTAATCCAATTGGGTGCCTAGATGTTAAAACAAATAGTGATGCCTATGCAGGGAAAATGTCTGAGCTCTACTTTGAAAGAAGTAATCATGGATATGTTGACCAATATATTAAACCGATTGCTGTTGAGTATAATGAGAGAATAATGACTAACCTAGTTCCAGATCAGAGCGTGTGGACAATTGGTGGTAGAGTTAGATTTATGAGCGAATTAAAGATGAATGAAGACCTACGGTGTAGGGTTCTAATTATGCCTGAGGGTGTTAATAAAATAGTAGGTCTTAATACAATAGATAGCTTCTACAAAGGTTTAGTAGAGATACAAAAGGTTCACCATGATAATGAGTTATCTTTAGGTACCTCTTTTATTGGAGGGAACTTCGCAAAATTTGATGAAGTTCACCAGGAATTTGATAATGTAATCGAGGCTGATCTTAAAAGATATGATCAAAGTGTGACTGAAGAACAGATAGTCGCCGCTTTTGCTCTACTACGAGGATGCTACCCAGAAGGAGATGATGTTGATCTTTTATTTCTTCATCATTGTGCTGGGTTTATATTTAAAACTATTGTAATACCAGGAGGCTTCATGTTCCGCCTAAGTAAAGGTATAGCAACTGGATCACCATTTACCTCATCAATAGGATCAATAATAAATTGGATGAATTGGTCAAGGATATCTGACCACCTAGGTTTTGAGAGAAACCGTCTTATACGTGTTTATGGTGATGATACTCTACTATTCTTTAAAGGGTTCATTCATAAAAATATATCTGAAATAGTACAAATTGTCTTAGACATTACTGGCTTTACAACTGATCCACTCTTAGTGAAAAAGGTTAAAGATCCTCCTATGCATGAAAAGCCTTATACCTTTCTTAAAACATATAGTTTTTATGGGTTACCCTGCAAAAACTTTTATGATTCAGTAGAAAGAGTGCTCTATCCAGAGTTTAAATCAACATGTAGATTCGATAGGATAGAAGCTATTAACTCAGCATTTTACGTGTCACCCTTTAACTATAGAGCTATTGAATTCCTCACAGACTTTAAATTATTCTTACTTAAACAAGTTCAAATTACTACATCACCTCTTTTGAAGTATGAGAGTGTTGATAGAGAACAAGTTTTATGTGATAGCTTTCTACCAGGTGCTCTTTTACATTTGAATCAATTCTGCTTTTATGAAGAAAGGAAGTTCACTTATGTGTGGGAGTTAAGAAAGAAACGTAAGAATACTACAATGATACATACCTTTAAGAAAATAGATAGAGGGGTGATGGCTGATGCATATATGGGTGTAGTTCAACCCAAAAAAATTAATTATAAACTACTTAAAGAAGTATATCCGAGAATGGATTTCTCTAAAACAAGTAGAAGTAGGAAAATACTATTAGATAAAGTATTCTTCAATATTTGGAGAGGTAAACATCAATTTGATAAATTAGAATACTTCGCGACTGGTCCATGCCAGCGTAATCCTTATAGTTTTGAAATTGATTAAATCATAGAGAATTTAAAATATAGACGCTAAAGTTCAAGGTTTCAGATGATACAATATGCATAATGTACCTTTAAACGCCTATTAATAAATTTAATATAATGTATGAAGAGAGTTTATGTATATAGAATTTATTTACGTGGGAATTACCAAAGCATGTCACGTTACATTTCCTATATGACGTATGTGTGTCTTACCTATAATATACGTTTGATTATTAATAATCAAACGTATATTATAGGTAAGACACACATACGTCATATAGGAAATGTAACGTGACA